ATAGTTGGGAGGACGGAATCGTCCTCGCCGTCGGGACCTCCAGTAATGAAGTCTTCCCAGTCATCCCAGACAAGGCGATGAGGTACGAACCAATGGTGAACCCTAGCGTGGACTGGATGCATAACAGGAGCAAGCATAGGGGAGCAGCGTATGAGAGCAGTAGTGGCTTGTTGGATAGAATCACCGGGGAGAACCTCCATGAGATTTATGGGGACTAATTCGCCCATATCCATTGTGAGGAGTTTGTAGTTGGAGAGCGAGAACTTTCCTCGTTTCATATTATCTTCCTTTTTGCCTTATAGATCGAGTAGCGTTTATCCTGTTGTAGGCGGCGGTTATTTTGCGCGTTAACGATTTCCTCCCTAAATTGCCAGTGACGCGATCCTTTTTTAGCAGCAAGCGCAATTTGGCGCAGAGGTAGCAGTTTGTTTTCAAGACGGGTCATCCCGTGTGCTGTAAATTCTTCTTTTGAGTGTCCGAGACGTTCTGAAATTCGACGTCTAAGATAGCGACCAAGTGGCCGTTGATTTCGTCCGTGCGACAGGTAAGTAGGCAAATCTCGTATGTCTGCTGTGTTGTTCTGAAGAAGCGCGGAAGCGATATCATCAGCGATTCCTGCACCGATACCTGGTCTAAGTGATTGACGAGAAAATTCCGGAATGCACCCATCGGGAGTGGATTTATCATGATCGCCTTTCTCCATAGATTTGGTGGCGTAAGCAGCTATGTATCCTGCGGAAGCGGGTTCCAGAGTCCCGCTTGTGATATGACCAATGGGAGAGCCTGCGGTTGACCAAGCCAAGGCAATTCCAGTGCAAGGTGTACACGGGCATGGGGCTCCACGTCGAACTTGAGGAGCAGTGCACGAGGGGTATCCAAATAGGGCAAGGTGATAGTGTGGACGGCGGGTCCGAGAACCATACTCCCCGACTGCGAAAAACCGTATCCGAGCGGGTTCGACCGATTTACGTAGTCTCTTAAGGAAGAGTTGGACATGTTTGGCGTCCAGGGAATTATTTGGGGGAAGATGCTCGTCGGAATAGGTGAGCGTGACAAAGGCATTATCTTTGTGCTGAGCGGCTTCTAGGATTATTCGGTGAGTCCATTCTTTAGCTTTTTTGCGGCGACAATAGAAACATCGGCCGCACCCGAAGGCGAGACCGATGCTAACAACGTATGGATTGATACAGGTCAGAAGCGATACCCTATGCGGAGAGCTTTAGTGCGACGGCCGACGCGACCTCTTCGACGAGAGAAGGAGCGGCGGCCACGGGAGCGACGACGACGGCGCATTCTCATCTTTGTAGTCTCCTTATGCCAGGTGAGGCGAACGAGCCTCTACGGTCCGATCCGGATATAGGAGCAAGCCAAGTGTTCCCTGTCAAGGGATTTGTGTACCAGCGGAAGCCGTGAGGAGCCCTATAGGGGCCTTGTTCGAGAGCCTCCGGCGTGAGTTGATTGCGGATCGACCATTGTGTTTGCGGGATCGTCATATCTTCGAGACGGTCTTTAGCCTCTTTAGAGGGTAATTTGTTCCAGTATCCTTGAGGGTTTTGTGCCCACCCAATATCGGTTACGTGGTCAGGTTCCTGTCCGGGTTTGTTGGGGTTAACTTTTACGACTTCCATAGGTTCATGTTTCGAGAAAGGTGGAGCGTCGTTTTGGCCGGGTATTTGATGTGCCATAGTGGGTGCGGGAGGCGGTTGGCCGGCCTGGTTCATTTTAGAGAGTTGCGATGCAAGGAGCTGATTTTCTAGTCCAGCTCGTTGGACCTGGAGAGCTTGTAATTGTTTTGTTGTTCCATCAGCTCGTTCTCCCTTATTTTGCGTTGCTTGAATGGCGCGGCTAATGTCCTGGCCTGCAGAGCCAAAGTCAGAACCGACTGATACAGGTGAGAAGGAGTGGGTTTGAGCGCCGAGAGCAGCAAGGGGATGTAGGCCTGCGGCCTGTGCATCTGCGACCTTCCAGCGGATGCCGTGTTGCGCGAATTCCCTTTGGTACTTGATGTTTCTTTTAGCGTTTCCATGCTGTATCCATGCGTCTAAGCCTTTCCCTGCGAGTCCTGCGATCGCTCCTAGTGCCTCTAGCATGATATTTTGCTCCAGAAATTACGATTAGGGCGTTTTTGACCGCGTTTTCCAGCGTGTCGTTTGGCGTGCATGACTTGAGTACGTATTGCTCTTCTGATGCAGAGTTCCAGTCTTTTGGGGGCATTAAATGAGAGCCTTTCTGAAAGAGTGGATATTCCAGCCTTGCGGCGAGCGTATTTGAGAGGAGAGCCTATTAACAATTGTGCGCGCTTGTAGTTTTGTCGCGCTTTTTCTGCCGTTTTTACGATAATACGAGCGGCATTTTTGGGTCTTAGCGGTGCTATTGATCGAGAAGGATTGTGGAGGCGGCGATCTGTTTCGAGATTTGCGGGTTTGTAGTTTGGGTTAGGTGCCACCTCGCCAAATCGAGAGATTCGGAAGGGCAGCGGAGCTAGAGATACTGGTGTTGGGGGTGTGGTATCTCGCCTTCCGTTTGGTTGTCCCTTTTTCTTGGCCACGGTGTCACCTGTCACATTATGATCAAGTATATAATGTCTGACGGCTTCGGCCCTGGTGGGGGCCTCGCCTGCGCTGCGCGCGCAAGTGGGGCCTCACCAGGACGATCGCCCTACGCCGGCCCGGTCTTGGCAGGGGCCGGCTCCGGGACGATCTGTGTGGTTTCTGTGGCTTTAGAAGGTTCCGCCTGCGGCGGCGCGGCCTGCGGCCGCGGACCGGGGTCGAAGTCCATTTCATAGGGGGATTCCGGGTCGTAGTCGTCCCCTACTTCGAAATCGTCAGCCTCTTCGAAGGTTTCTTGTCCAGCTGCTAGTGCTTCTTGTCGTAGTCGTTCGGAGCGGGTTATTTCCCGGATGCGTTCGGCAAGTGTAGGTTCTGGCCGTAGATTGAGTGCGGGGGCCAGAGTGCGAGAGTCCGGTATTTCATGTCCGTTTTTATCGAGTTCGGACCGGGGTTTCATGGGGGTTTCTTGAATGAAGCGTTGTTTGCGTTTTGCCATTTTGTCCTCAGTAAATAAAGGAGGTTCCTTTGAAGGCGACGGGTCGGCGAGCCTGTATATTGTTGTTCGCCATTACGTAGAGAACATCCGTACTTTGGCTTGCAAAGACACGTTTCGTAGGTACAGAGTTAACAAAGGTAGCATTAAGCGCGGGGTCGGAAGAGAAGATGCGAGCAAGGTGCCAATAATCAAGTGCTGTTGTTCTAAACTCGCCAGCAATAGTGCTTTCTGATCGGCGGTATTCGTCATAGCGGTCCTGGAAACCGAAGGTGTCGTCTGGACCTAGAGGTGCGCCGTCCGCGGCGGCGTAGACCTCTTTAACTAGGATTTCTTGCTGTCCGATATGCTCAAGTTCTTTTTGCCAGAAATCTTCTTTGGTTCGGCGGTTCCAAGTTCGGAACATGCCGTTTCCGTAGATGGTTTTTGGTCTGATGGAGCAGAGGGTAATGATGTAGCCGTGTTCTTCAAAGAAGCGGCGAAAGCGGTTAGAGCGAAGTGTAGATATTCCATGCCCGCGGAGCGTTCCGACGGGGTTGCTGCCGTCCGCAGCTGTTTGCAGAACTTCAGATAATTGGAGAGGGTTTTGACCACCTCCGAGATATTCGGGTCGCTGTAGGCGCCCGTCAGAGGACTTAACTCCGAGGTATTGGAGGTATTCCGTATATCGTGACCCATAGCGTGCTCTCGCTTCCTGATAGCGTTGAAGTGCGAGTGCTTCTCTTAGCACGTTTACGGAGATAGCGGAAGCGGCAGATAAATCCGCTTCCATTGAGGTACCCAAAGCGGTCTGCATATCGAGACCTTTGGTGTACCAGGGGTTGGCGGCGACGAAATTTCCGGCTGCCATATCGGCATCCGTAGTACCGGCCGAAGCGGCGGCGATAATTGCCTGCTCCGTCGCGCCGGAGTTGATGGTCTTAAGACCAGCGTTTGCGCCGAGGCCCGATCCAGCGGCCTTAAAAGTTACGGGTGCTACAGCACCGAGCGGGACAGTGATAGCTGGGCCTTTGACTTCCCAGGGTCTGGAAGAGGTGAAGTAGTCTTTCTCCCAGGCGCAGTTCTGGAGCGTCAGATTGGTAGTGGTGTCGACCCCAGAGGTCGTGTCGATCGTGAGTGCGGTAACAAGGTCCTGGTCCCGGTACCATTCGTTGAAGATCATCGCGTAGGCGCGGAACGGTAGTGCTGACACAGGCAGATCCGGGACGCCCGTCGGTAGTCCGAGGTAGTCTGCCAGAGAGCCCACGGCGAAGCCGGTTGAGGCGGGCATAGCGATTGTCGGGAAGACGGATGCATCCATTCCAGTGGGGCCACCAGTAATGAAGTCTTCCCAGTCGTCCCACACAAGGCGGTGTGGAACAAACCAGTGGTGAAGGCGGACATTAACGGGGTGCATAACAGGAGCAAGGAGAGGCGAAGCGCGGACGAGCGCGTTTGTAGCCAGCTGAACAGAGTCACCGGGTAGTACCTCCGTAAGACCACAAGGGACTAGTTCTCCCATATCACAGGAGAATAGTTTGGTGTTGGAAAGCGAGTGCTTATACCGTTTCACGTTTTGTCCTCCGATATTTTGCTTCGATTTGGATCCGGCGGCCTAGGGATTGATTTAAGACCTCCGTCTTGAGAGACGTCTGATTATTCCATGCAGTTTCGCGCATAGTTTGCAGTTCTGCCGCTTGCGCGTCGATGACCTCCTGTGGGGCATTAGGGTTCCGTCCGATAAAGGTGCGCAGTTTTCTTCTGAGGTAGCGCCCGAGAGGGAATTTCTTAGTCCCGTGTTGGAGAGTAAGAGGGACATCTACCATTCTTTCATCGAGTTTATGTTGTAGTAACGTTGATGCTAATTCGTGCATCATTCCGAGCCCAATTCCGGGTCGGAGGGACATTCGGGCAAAAGAAGGGTGGCGGCCTTTGGGGTCGTTGGCGCTAGTCCATTTTTTAGACACGTAGCCAGCGATATACGCAGCTGACGATTGTTCGAGTGTGCCGAGAAGTATTTGGCCCAGTCCCCAGGTATTTGCGAGCGTATCGCATTGTAAGCAACACGAAGTCTTCTGTATGCGAGTCGATCCGTGGGGGCATCCTTCGTACCCGAAAAGGGCAAGATGATAATGGGGCCTTCCGGATTGCTCTCCATACTCTCCGCAACCGAAATAGCGAATAGGGTAAGGCAGGTTTTTTCTGAGCCGCTTAATGAACAGGGATAGTTCTCTAGGAGAGACTGAATTGTCTCTAGGGCAGTGATCATCTGAATACGTGAGAGTGGCGAAGCTATTGTGATCATGTTGAGCAGCCTCCAGCATTATGCGGTGTGTCCACACGCGGCGGCGATTGATACGACATGGGAGGCACTGGCCACAGCCATATGCCCCCCCTTTTAAAATGAATGGTCGTTCGCAGTTCAAGTTTACATCCTGTAGCCGATGCGGCCTGAGCGTGGTGCGCCGTTAGAGCGGCGGCGACGTGACGAAGTGCGGCGGCGTGAGCTACGGCGGCGTCTGCGGAATGCCATTTTTATCTCCTGTTTTTGTAGAAGAGGTTCCAAGGGTTTCCCCATCGTGCGTTTCGCATGTTGTAAAAGTAGTCCGACAAAGCGATAGCGGGGCCGAAGGTATAGTCTGACATTTCCCCGTATCGATCTTCATAGTTTTGGGCGTCGGACCATGCGGGATTGGGAGCCCAGTCTCGGCCTCCCAGGCGTAGATTAGAGGTGAATTGAGGTTGCCGCAACATATGTTGTGCGGGCGATCCGCTGTCGGGGAAAACCCCCGAGTCAGCTTGACCGGGTAGCACTTGGCGGTCGAAAGGACTTGGCATTGCGGGGTGTGCCCCGGTTTGATTTGCCAGCCTTATAGCAGAGGCGAGTTGAGTGCGTTTTAAATCGTTATCGAGTTGCAGGCCTTCTAGCTGGACCTGCGATGAGCGTAGGGCAAGGGCGCTTTCAGGAGTGGTTCGGGTAGCGTCAATTGCGCGGGCGATATTTTGCCCTGCGTCGGGAAGCCCGAAGTCCGAGCCTCCAACAGCCGTAGGTTGGAAAGACGTCGTTTGAGCGCCCATTGCATAGAGGGGGTGGATACCAGCTTTGAGCGCATCCTGTACTTTCCATTGTATGCCGGATTGAGCGAATTGCTTTTGATGCTGGTAGTTCTGATTTGCGGCGGCTTTAGCGGTTTTATTTGATAGATAGCCGCCGAGTGCCGAGGCGCCTGCAGCGATTAGGGCTGGTAGCATTATAGACCTCCAAATTCAGGTGCATTAACAGCGATAATCAGAGTTAGGGGTACGTTTTCGTTTAGATCGTGATCCTTTACCAGTACGTCGAAGTGCGTGTAGGACCTCACGTCGTTCTTTTCTTCGAACGCATACTGAAACCTTTGCAGGCTCAGTGAATTCCCAGGGCGATTGGTAGAGCGTTCGTAACCCTCTATGATTAAGTCTTGCAGTATTTGCTGTAGTCGTCTTAGGGGCGGGCTGGCGATGAGGGTTGTACCGTCTGAGATCGTTGTACGTGAATTGTTGCGCATTGTTTAGGCTCCTTATTAGTTGGTGGATAATTAGTGTTTTAGGGGTATGCCGCAGCACCGTGGGTAGCGATGAGGTGAGGACATTCGCGCTGCGGGGTGTGCCTGAGCGGGAGCGGCGGTGAGACATTGTTGGTGTCACCTAGCGTAGTACGTATCAAGTAGAGGTACTACGCGGGGAGCCTTTAGCGGGTTGTTGTGACGGCCTGCGGCCTATGCCTAACGGCATAGAGGGGCAGCATAGCTGCCCCTCTGTAGGGAAGGCAAGAGGCCTTCCAGGGATCGCTCTGAGGTCCTCGCCGGCCCCCCGTTGGGGTAAGGGGCCGGCTCCGGGGATCGCGATCTATCCCGCCTTTTCGGCGGGTAGTGGAGTATCGGCTTTTGGCGTGGGTTCCGGGGAGACGGCCCCCCGGATTAGCTTTTTGGAAGTCCGCAACGGCCTTCGCGTTTTGGGCCTCGCGGATTTTCTTATTGATTTGCTCCACGTGTTTTTTCATCACTTTCACGGAAGGAATGTGGTCGTTCTCGTAGGGAGATAGAGGTTCGTAGTCATCGCCGACCTCGAAATCGTCGGCTTCTTCGGGCGTTTCGAACCCCTGCCGAGCAGCTTCCTGAGCAAGAAGTTGAGAACGGACGAGACGACCAACTGTATCAGCGAGCGAGGGAGGTCGGTGGAAGCCGACGGGGACTGCGAGGGGTCTTGGATCGGGTTGTTCATAGCGATTATCAGCCGTTAGCCCCTTCTTATGACGGGGATTTACGGGTTCCTTTTGCTTACTCATCGGCATTTTCTCCTAATGGTTGAGTTAAAAGGTATTGGAAGTTCCAACCTGAGCCAGTTGGCGACGGGCCACAAGAGAATGGTTAGCCATAATTTGTAGCGAATCCGTGGTCGTGGATTGATAGATCCGCTCCGTCGGGACACAAGAGACAAAAGTAGAATTCAGAGCGGGGTCCGAGGTGAATATTCGGGCCATGTGCCAGAAATCGAGCGTAGATTCTCGGAATTCGCCTGCAATACTTGACTCCACCCTTCGATATTCGTCATACCGGTCTTGGTACCCGAAAACGCCGTTGGGTGTCGCATGGCCCCAATAGACCTCTTTATTAAGAATTTCGGCCTGACCGATGTGTTGTAGTTCCTGTTGAAAGAAGTCCTCTTTAGTGGAACGAGACCACATTTTGGAGAGGCCTTTAGCATACATTGTCTTCGGACGAACACTCAGAAGGGAGAGGACGAGGCCGTGTTCAGGGAAGAATTTTCGGTACCGGTTGGAGCGCATGGCTCCAATTCCATGGCCTTTGAGAACGCCTGGACCCGCCCCAGCACCTGATGTCGTAACTCCGGACTGAACGACTTCGGAAAACTGGATCGTCTGCTTGCCTCCGCCAAGGTACTCAGGTCTTTGCAAACGCTCATCAGCAGGGCGTACGCCAATGTATCGAAGGTATTCTGTGTATCGTGATCCATAACGTGCTCGTGCCTCTTTATATCGTTGGAGAGCAAAGGCCTCTCGCAGTTCATTAATCGTGGCGGAAGTCGCCGAACTCAAGTTGGTATACAGACGGGATGCTTCTGTGGTGTCAGTGGTAGCGGAAGCCGCAACGGACGTGAGATCCGCACGGAGACGTTTATAGGTCGCATTCACGTCCGAGTAAACGGTCACATCGACGCCGTCAGCCGCATTATGATGAATCGGAGCAGAAGTACCCAACGGAAGAGAGACAGCGGTACCTTTTTGGGTCCAGGCGCGGGCAGACGTAAAGTAATCCTTTTCCCAGCAGCAATTTTTCAAGGTGGTGTTGGTCGTGGTATCGGCGCCATCCGTCAGATCGATAGTGAGCTCGGTTTCGAGGTCCTGATCTCGATAAAATTCATTCCAAATTAGAGCGTAGGCTCGAAAAGGAAGAGCGGAGACAGGCAAATCGTCAATGCCAGGAGGAACCCCAAGATAATCAGCGAGGGAACCAACAGCAAAGCCAGAACCAGTATTCGGAGTAATCGTGGGAGGGGTTGAAGCGTTGTTACCATCGGAGCCTCCGGTAATGAAGTCTTCCCAATCCGACCAAATCAGGCGGTAGGGGACAAAGAAGTGATGAACGCGAGCTTGCACTGGGTGCATAACAGGCGCGTTGAGAGGAGAGGTACGAACAAGGAGAGAAGTATGATGTTGAAAGGTATCCCCAGGGAGAGCTTCGACACATCCGATTGGAACGAGCTCCCCCATATCGCAGGTGAGGAGTTTGTAGTTAGAGAGATTGAATTTGGACCTTTTCAAAGTTTGTCCTTTCGTGCGTCGTAGATTTTGACGCGGTTTTCAGTCTGTTTTATTTTCTGAGCCCATTCTTTCGGTAGGGCAACGGAGCCGACACGGACTTTTTCTTGTTTATTGGCTTCGCAGAGCATTTTTCGCATTTCTTCGCTTTTTGCGATTTTTTCTGCATTGATTTCCTCCTCGGTCATTCCGAGTGATTCTCTGAGTTTTGAAGTGAGATACCTCCCCAGTTGAAGGGACTTCGAGCCCATTGTCAAGGCGGAGGGCGTCTCGGAGAGCCCGAATTGTGCAGCTTGTTGCGTTGCTAAGGTCAGCGTAGGTATCGCAAGAGCTCCAATTCCGGGCCTTAAGCTCATCCGGGCAAACTCTGGATATCGACCCTGTAAATCTGGGTGATCGGGACTCGTTAACTTTTTCGTAACATAGCCGGCAACATACTGAGCGGACGCGGATGTTAGGTCTCCGGTATGAGTAAAGCCTTTCCCCCAAGCCGCGTCCACAGACGCTGCATCGAAGATAGAAAGGCCGAAGATTGCCGCGTGATAATGGGGCCTCCATGTTTTGTCTCCATATTCGCCCACCAGGAAATATCGTAGTTCCCGCGGATAAAGGCGTTTGCGAAGTTTCTTCATGAACTTCTGGGTGTCTTCTGGATCCAGCGTATCAGGCACGGGACCATCGTCTGTCAAGCGTAAAGGAACGTTCTCTTCGGAATAGGTCAGGGTGACGAAAGCGGAGTCTCCGTGCTGCATTTGCTCCAAGAGCATCCTGTGCGTCCAGAGCCTCCGCCTGTTGATCCGACAGGGGAGGCACTGGTTGCACCCAAAAACCTGCCAGGCGCGGCTAAAGGGTTTTTTACAAAGCAAGCTACATCCTGTAGCCGATTCGTAACCTTCTCGCGACTTTGTTAGCCCGGCGTTTAAACGCACGGCGTGACGATCTACGGCGACGACGCATATTCCCTCCTTTCCTAATACTTTAACTGATCAATATACTCTTTGCGCGACTTATACTTTTTCGGTTGCGCGGGTACGGGTGTGTACTCCTGTTTTAAGCCGTTCCACTGCCATTTCATGCCAGCCGGCGGTTTTTGTTGAATCTTCGAAGGGTCCATCGGCCCTTTGAAGAAGGGAATGATCTGGTTTCGCAGAGCCCAAGCGGCCTCAGGCACCATTTGGTCCTCAATTCGCTCTTTGATATCTTTTGAAGGGACTACGGCCAGGCCGGTCGGGGTCTCTGCGAACGTAAAATCATTGACGGTACCAGCTTCCTTGCCGCGGGATCCCGGTTCGGACACCACCCGCTGAGCCGGATTCACTTGGACAGTGCGAGATCCAGAATTACCTTGACCAGGAATAAAGCTACCGTCAGGCGAAGGGAATGCTGGGCCCACTGACTGCATCTGTCGAAGTTGGGTGGCCTTGATCTGATTATCGATAACTTGACCATCGAGTTGAGTCCTTGCGGTAGCCAGTTGAAGCTGCTGCATTTGACGTTCTTCATGAGTCCGGGTGGCTGATAGTGACCGGATGACGTCTTGGCCCATTTGAGCCATTCCAGAATCGCCGCCTGACCCATCGACCGAGATCGGCGAAAAACTCGTTCCGGGGGCTCCTAAAGCGGCTAAAGGGTGAATACCAGCGGCTTGTGCGTCCTCGACGCGCCACCTGATTCCATTTTGAGCGAATTCGCGTTGGAGGGCAATATTATCGGCTCGCTCCTGCTGCCGTCGCGCCTCCGCAATCTGCTCGTCGCGCGTTCCGCCGATAAAAGAGCCAATGGCTGCGCCCACGCCCCCTGCAGAAGATCCTCCGAGAGCGTTTCCAGCTAACCAACCCCCGACACCCCCAATTGAACCAAAAAGACCCATTAGCTACACCTTTTCTTAGAAAGCGCTGTCCAGCGCGGAGTTTTTTGGCCGCCTTTACCGGCGTGCCCTAGAGCATGCATGATTTCGTTTCTAATCCGGCGCCTTTCACAGTGATTATCAATCCGAGGCGCGCGGGCGGGGGTGGTTTCCGAAAAAACAGCCACAGGTTGGGTAAAGTTCTTCTCGATGAAGGACACCCCCACCGCCGGACGCGCAATCGGGGCGCGCCGGCGGGGAGAGACACCCTTTATGGGTAACTTTTTCGGAAACGGTCGCGGCAGGCTACCTTCGGAGATCCGCGACCGAGTGAGTACCGGCAGCGGCCGGTACTGAGGTGACACCCAAGACGGGGTCTGGGTATTCGTTGGGGGCAATCTTCGATTAGAGACCGGGTCTCGCCGCCTACTTCTACCCATGTGAACCCCCTTTTGGTGTCACCTAGCATAGTACATATCAAGTGATTTGTACTATGCGGGTTACTCCTCGGTATCCTCGTCAGACAGATCATCAGAGTCCGTCGACTCCACTGGAGCCTTGCCCTTCCTGCGAATGGCATCAGGGGCGGGCTTTTGCTTAAGCGACTTTTTGGGCGACATC